GATTCAATTTGATTGTGTAAGTTTCCTCAAGAATATTTTTCTCATTTACCTTTACATTTATTTTCATTTCGTTTTTCATTGTTATATTACTCCTCTTTTTGTTTTTAGTCGATTGATGATAGTAGTAATAATATAATAATCATTACTGCTAGTGCTATTGCTGTTATACCTATTACCATAAATACTTCATTCATTTTTATCTACTCCTTTTGTATTGTTTAGTTTCTTTTATTCTCATATAGTTTTTTTGCGGGTTGTTCGTGTAGTTTCTTCGCGGTCTTTCTTGTGATGATCTGAATCCGCTTGACTGATTACCATATCCCAACATGACTAATATTTCTTTTTCTATTGGTGTCATTTTTCTCTCCTTTGCATCATTGTCACAAATTGAACTTTTGAAAATTCGCTTTCAGGAATATTATGCTTTTTAAAAAAAGCTAAAACTTCTGTATTGAAACAATCAAAAACATCTATGATCTTGTCTTTGTATCTGTATCTGTTATACATAGTTATTTTTTCAATTTCTTTTTGATTCATTTTTATATGCTCCTTTTTTATTTTTTGGGGAGTGCGTTTAAACACTCCCTCTTATTTGTTTATTAAAATTGTTCAATGATAAAGCTCTCGTCATCAATCATTATGACAGTAGTATCGCTTTCTATATCTCCGATAGTTTGGTAATCTTCGCTATAATCTTCTTGGAAATCTACCAAGCTATCATACTCAGAATATTCACAACATAAAGCGATTGGATCAAATTCTATATCCTCACCAATGTCATTCTCTAATTCTTCGATGTGATCAAATAATGCGCCTAGTCCATCATATGAGAAATTGTTCTTGTAATTGTCGCTAGACCTAAACCAATTTCTAAATTGATATTTTGTTATTGTTTCTTTCATTTTTATAGTACCTCTTTATTATTATTATTATTATTTAATTCCAAACTTTTCTTTTATGATCAAGTACATATATTCAAGCCAGAATTTCTTATTGTATACTTTTCGTTTGATTTTTAAAACCTCAATATCAATGTTTCCAAATGTTCCCATATCCAATAATTCTTTTACCTGTTTTTTGTATTTTTTATCTTTATAGGCTTCTGTTTCTTTTACAAGTAAGAGTTGATCATCATTTAATAATTTATTCATTTTTATATTACTCCTATTTTTTGGTTTGGTAGAGAAGAGAGGGTGTTTAAACACTCCCTACCCGTTTGGTTAAATTCTGATTGTCTCATCTTTGTAATGGATATTTAATCCAGAATCTCCGCATCCGTTGCAATCGGTATATCTAATATTATCTAATTGTTTTTGGGATGTGTAGAATTGAAACCCGCATTCATTGGCACAAGATACCTTGATCATTCTAGTACCTTGTTTTTTGCCGTTGGTTGGTGCTGTGGTTTCTTTATGTGGATATTTTCCGATCTTGCTTATGATCTCATCCTTGAAGTATTGAATCAGCCTGTCGGTTGATGTGGTTGCTCTCATCTGACCTTCTAAGCCTACAGCCAATGCCATATCTTTGAAAATCTTTCCGTGTCCATTCTTGCAATCATCGATTGCATGGATGTCCTCATGTACTAAAATTCCTAAGACTTCCAAAGTATCTGACTGGGTTGGATTAATAAATATCTCATTTACTCCAGCCTTTGAAAGTGATCTTGGGAAACATTGCCCAACTGTTTGTTTTTTTGCGCCTGCTCGGAATCCTAGTGGAAATCCTGCGGATACTTGGACATCTTCTGGAAGATCATATCCGTGCTGTTTAAACAACCCCTGTCTCATTATTGAGTTGGCATCTTGTAGCCATTGTTCTCTTGTGATTTTAGTTGTCATGGTCTTTTTAACTCCTTTTTTTGTGTGTGTTTTTGCTAAGTCCATATATCTACAATGACAGGTCATATAGAGAATACAAGATTTATTTGAATTAATTTCAGAGTGATTATTGATAGATACGATAAAACCTCTCAAGCCCTTGTTAAGTAAGGCTTTCAGAGGATAGTTATTTATAACTTGATAGACTTTATAAGGGTTTCATGTGGAACATATACCAGTTGACTTGATAAGGTGCGCAGAAGATTTAAAAAAACTTGATAAAGTTCTTGACAAACTCTGTAAAGTGTGCATACCAAGACTTAAAAAAAACTTGATAAAGTTCTTGACAAATCTTATAAAGTATGCTAGGCTTCAATCTTAATAAGCTGTGGATAACTTTGTTGAGTTCTTGTGAAATTTTACAAGTCTTGATGGGGTGGGCAGGGTGCCATGGGGGGTGGGGTATATATAATATAGATGTTAAACATTTTAAGAAGAAAATGAACTATATACTAGAAAAGGGCGCTGTCTGACTTTGCGCACTTAACAAGGGTTACTGAGGGCTTGAGATATATGTATTCAACCCTCGGCATACTTAATAGTTATTATACATACAGATATTGATTTTGTCAAGCACTATTTAATTTGTGAAATTTTACAAAGTATTTTTTAAAAAAAGACTTGACAAAGTTGTAAACTAGTCCTATAATACAACAATATGGCAAATACATTCTTAAAAGAAACAAACAAGACTAAAAATCTTACTGAGAAACAACAAAAGTTTTTAGATTGTTTAGTAGAACACAACGGCAACTCTAAACTGGCAGCCAAAGAAGCAGGTTATAGCGGTAATCACTATCAAGTAGTCAGAGCCTTAAAGAATGAGATATTAGATCTAACAACAGATATATTAGCAAACAGCGCACCTGAAGCTGCAGTACGTTTAGTTGATATTATGCGCACAGACAAACCCATACCTCAAATAACAAACAAACTACAAGCAGCGCAAACAATCCTAGATAGAGTAGGTGTAACCAAAACAGAGCGTATTGAAGTAGATCACAAAACAAGTGGAGGTGTATTTATACTTCCAGCAAAAAAAGAACCAATAACTATAGAGGCAGAAGAAGCAGAATACGATGAAAAGTGATGATTATGACATGTTTATAAAGTGGTGTAAGAACCTATACGATGAGAATTGTTTAGAACGACACCGAAGCGGAATACCACCATACGAGAATTTTGAAGATTATTATCACTTACATTTAAAATGGTTAGAAAGAAAATACAACAATGAAGAAACCAGACATCAACTTTAAACATTTGAAAGAAGCCAATGAAGGATACATCGAACATTTAAGTGTTGCCATGTGGTATTCTATTCGTTTAGGTTGTTTGGCTTTACGTGTAGCTATACATGGTTTGCTTCCTTTTATATGGTACAACGAAGTTGATCCTACGTTACGAAGACTCAACCAAGACAGACACGACAGAGCTTGTCTTAAAAGCAGATACTTAAACTAAGATGCCTACTAAATTTAGACCCACAGAGAAAAGCTATGACAGACGTACAGGTAAGACTGCTACAATACGGCACTATATGAAAGCAGTACCAAAACAAGAACTCATAGATTACTTAAACAAAGAGTCTTCACCCAAAAAGAAAAAACACAAAGTAATAAAAGAACTAGAACGCAGAGGAGTTAGATTAAAATGGCACACGAAACAAGAAGAGCAAGCTTAATTAAAAAACACGGATTAAAAGGAGTCAACAAACCAAAAAGAACTCCTAAACATCCTACTAAATCACATGTTGTTTTAGCACAAGAAGGACACAATTTAAAACTTATACGTTTTGGACAGCAAGGTGTAAGCGGTGCTGGTAAAAGTCCTAAGTCAAAAAGTGAAAAAGCAAGACGTAAAAGTTTCAAAGCTCGACACGCTAAGAACATTTCTAAAGGAAAAATGTCAGCAGCTTATTGGGCAAACAAAGTTAAATGGTGATATATGCCTAAAAAGAAAACAACAAAAAAGAAATCAACAGTTAATAAAGCAGGCAACTATACTAAGCCTACGCTAAGAAAAAGACTGTTTCAACAAATTAAAGCAGGATCAAAAGGCGGTAAAGCAGGTCAATGGTCTGCTCGTAAAGCTCAAATGCTTGCTAAACTATACAAAGCTAAAGGTGGAGGTTATAGATAAATGGCACTGAAAGCATCTCAAAAGTCTTTAAAGAAATGGACTAAACAAAAATGGAGAACTCCTAGCGGTAAAAAATCTTCTGAAACTGGAGAAGTGTATGCTCCTGCAGCAAAA